AAGTTCGGTATTGCCGCATCTTGTAACCACCGCGCCATCATTGCAGAAATCCAAGAATCATGCCGTGGACCCGAATACCCCAACAGACTTGCTCTCATTGGACTCGATTGGGATGATTCCGTATCTCGTAAAAGCACTACAGGAACTTCACGCACAGGTGACGACGCTTCAATCGCAAGTGGTAGCATTGCAATCTCAAATTTCACCACCAGCACAGCACTAATCGGAGTATCATAATCGTTATGAAGACACTTACAGCAGCAGCATTGTTCAGTAGCATCCTTCTTGCCGCCGATCCGACATCCAAGGCAAAGGATGAACCTGAAATCACATCAGCGATGGAGGCTGAGTACTTCCGCGCTGAATCCGTGATGACGAAGATTCAGGCACAGGAAGCGCAGGCACAGGCCGCACTCCAGATCGCGGCTACGCAGAAGCCACAGGCGCAAGCCGATATGCAGACGGCGGTAGCGGCCATCACGAAAGCGTGCGGAGTAAAGACGCCGACACCGCAGGGCAAGCACATCGTTTGCGCTGAAGCTCCGAAAAAATAACCCATGTCAACGTCAGCGGCGGTGCCATACTTTCAACGGGCATGGCAGATCAAGCTAACCCCGCAGACGCAAAGCAACGGCATTATCCTGTCCAGTGACCAGTTTGCCGTCCCGTTGAGGGCGACGTTTGAAATCGCGGCTCACTCTTTGGCGGCGGGGCCGTCCGGTGGGGCGAATTACTGGACCTGCGAAATGACGCTTTACAATATCGCAGAGACGCTACAGGCGCAATTGCAGACTTCGGGTGTGCCGCAGTCTTCATTGGCGGCTGGCCTGCAAAACCAGTTGACATTGCTTCAGCAGAGCGAGGCAATTCAAATGGGCGATCTCTTGCAGATCAGCGCAGGGTACAAAAGTGGCTCCGGTGGACCGTTCACTCCTGAAGCGAATCAAATCTGGAGTGGTCATGTTTTTCAGCCAATCTGGACCCGCGAAAACGTGGTGGATTACAAGATCACGTTGCGCTGTCTTGTCGGGTTGCTTCAGGACCAATTGTCAGCGGTGAATATCAGCGTAGCAGCCGGGAAGACGCCGTATCAGGCGATTCAGCAGATTTGCGATTCCTGCGGAATCCAGATCGACCAAACCGTTACGGGGCAATCTGGCGTTGATTCGCAAACCCTGAGCACCCAAAAGTTCTCGCGTGCTCAGGTGTATTCCGGTAAACCGTTAACGGAAATCGCCAAGATTGCGGCTCCATATAAATTGCAGATGTGGCTTTCCCCGAATGGCTTAAATGTTCGGTCACTGGAGTCTACATCAACGGCGGTGCCGGATTATGTGTATGGCCCTCCGAATCTGCCGGGGGTGTATGCGCCCGCTGGATCGACAACCGGAGTGATTAAAAAGACGCTGCTTGGTGTGCCAGAGCAGACACAGCAGGGCGTGACGTTCAAAGTTTTGATGGACGCTGGCGTTCGGATTGGCGACGTGGTTGGGTTGGCTCCGGGGACGGTCATTAACCAATTTCCGTACACCATACCTGGCTATCCAGCGATTCTGGACAAGGGCGGGGATTACGTGGTCGCCGGAATCCGGCACGTTGGCGACACCAGAGGCGGGAACGCCGATTGGTACACCGAAATCACTGGATTGACAAATCAGTTCTTCCGAAATTTCCTGAACATCACATCGCCGGCGGTGGGATAACAAAATGTCAACTTTCAACTCGCAGCCATTGCCCGTTACGGCTCCGACGCCGGGACCGGCGCAGGATAGCAACTTCGGCGTAAACATTCCGCAGCGAATTGGGCAATCGACCAGTCGATTCCGGCAAATCGCGCAAATCATCAATGAAGGATTACGTGTAGCTGTCCCGGCAATCGTTCAGGAGTTCTTTCCCGGTCCTCCTGCTACGGTAAGCGTGCGCTTTGCGATCAACGAGCGCGTTCAGTACAATCTCAACGGCGTTGATGGCCCGATCAACATTCAGGCGACTTACGTTCCGCCTGGCGGCGGTATGAGCGGTTCTCAACTGACGAATACCGGAGTGATTCAGGACGTTCCTGTGATATTCCCGTCTGCCGGTGGGTGGAATCTGACAATGCCGATTCAGGCCGGGGACGAATGCCTGCTGGTGTTTTCGGATACGGAACTGGATTCATGGTGGCAGAATGGCGGGTTAAATAATAAGCCGATCACGGCGCGGCGGCACAGCCTTTCTGATGCAATTGCAGTATTCGGGCTTCGCAGCACACCGCGCGGATTAAAGAATTACTCCACGGAATCCATGCAGATTCGCAGCGATGACGGGAAAGTGGTCATTGACCTTGCGACGAATGGAATCACGATAACTGCTCCGAATGTCACAGTGAACGCGACGAAGAACATCAGCATACAGGCATCCGGCGCGTTGACCTTACAGGGCCAAACGGTTGCCATCACAAGCCGAATCGGCCACGCAACGGTCGATGGAGTCGTTATCAAGACGCATCGGCACAGCGGTGTTCAGTCGGGTGGATCGCAAACCGGGCCTCCAGCATATCTGCCGGTGGGTGGAATCTGACAATGCCGATTCAGGCATCCGGCGCGTTGACCTTACAGGGCCAAACGGTTGCCATCACAAGCCAAAACGGCAACGCAACGGTCGATGGAGTCGTTATCAAGACGCATCGGCACAGCGGTGTTCAGTCGGGCGGATCGCAAACCGGGCCTCCAGCATAGTTATGTCACTTCCCGTTTTTACATATCGAAAACTTTCATCTCCATCGACCTTGACCACAACGATGGCGGCTGATGTTTCGAGCGGTGCAAGCAGCTTCACCGTAGCGGCGGCGGTCAGCGGTTCAGCGACGGCCAATTACGCATCGACATACGGGACGGCACTAGCTGGATCGACAAACATGACGGTTTCATCGTCCAGCAATATCGCTGCCGGTCAACTGGTTACTGCGGTGGTTTCAACCACGGGAACGGCTAGTTTAGGTTCCAGTGTGATCGTCGTTGGTTCTGCTTCAAATTTACGGGCAGGGCAAATTGTCGCCGGGTATGGCATTCAGTCGAATACTCAGATAGTCTCCATTTCCGGGACGAACGTAACGATATCTTTGCCTACGAGTGCCGCGATCAGTTCGAACAATCTGACATTCACCAATCCTGCGATTCAACCGAATACGCTGGTGGTTTCCGTATCGGGCGATACGGTCACATTGTCGCAGCCTGTGATTTCCGCAGTTGGCGGCATCTATGTGACGTTCGCAGCGTATACGATGACGATTCCTACTTCATCGCTTTCCGGCCCGCAAGCCACGGTATTCGAGGCGGGGACGGCAGTTGTTGGAATGTCGGTCAATGGGGCAGGGATAGCCACTGGAACAATTGCGGCGGCGTTTAGTATTTCCGGCAGTACGATCACCATAACTTTGTCACAGCCGGTCACTGAATTGCTCAGTCCCAGTACGGTGACCTTTATCGGAAATGGACTCGCGCAAGGACAAATTGTTTCTGTGCCTGGAATACCTTCAGGTACGCCGGTGGCCTCGGTGAACGGAACGGTTGTCAGTATTGCTCCATTTACGACCACGACCACGATCTCCAGCGGGACTTCAGTCACGTTTACCTCAGCGGGCGGCGATCCTTTGCGCGGGCAGGGGCTATCGAATTTCCTTTCGGGTATTAATGCTGTAGCTCAGGCGATTCAAACGCGGCTATTATTGCTACAGGGTGAATGGTTCCTTAATCTACAGACAGGAACGCCGTTGTTTCAGAGTATTCTTGGAGTTCCGAATACGAATGATGGGGTGGCGTTGATTCTTCGCCAGCGCATCCTTGGCACGCCATACGTTACCGGATTGACCAATCTGGTGGTGACGTATGCCGGCGCAAACCGCAGCTATTCATTTTCCTGCGATGTTCAAACAGTTTACGGAACGATCACGTTGAATCAACCTTTACCTGGAATTCAGGCGACAGTATAAATCTATGGCGTACAATCCTCCGACGATTACATCCTCTGGTCTTTCGCTGTCGCAATACAACGACATCCTGAATTATTTGGTTCAGGCGTATCTGAACATTTACGGCCCGTCCTGTTACCTCGGGGCGGATTCGCTGGATTTTCAGGATATTGCAACGAGAGCACTTCAGGCATACGACTATCAGAATGCGCTCCAGATCGTCATGGGGGCATTAAACCCTCTGACGGCTATCGGTACGTCACTGGATTTGGTTGGCGAACTGATCGGGACGGCGCGGAAGCCCGCT